ATATTAGTCCCCCTTGATGAACCTAATGCAAGCTTGACGGTCCCTGCTTCTGTTGTCACATTGAAAACCGTGAACTCACCATAACAAGTACTAGCTCCATTACCCCGCCACCATTCTTTTAATTGATGTGTAACTCCACCACGCTTTGAACGTGTTAAAGCCATTTCACTACCAATATGCTTTTTAACTGTTGAATCACCAGAAAGCACAAGACTATCAGACATGTAATTAATTATCGCTTTCTTCTATTTTAGTCCATTTAAGATTGCCAACTCTATTGTTAGTTTTTATACCATCAAGGTGCTGAATTCTACTGCAACCTTTTAATTTACCTGGACTAGCAAGAGGTGTATCAAGAAAAGCAAGTGCTACTAATTTATGAACGGTAGTTGTAATTGTTTGCTTTCTGCCAATGCGCTGCGTAAGATTTACTTGTGCATAGCCATTTTTATTGACACGCTGTTTTAATATTCGTTCAATTACACCTTTTGTGCTTTTGACTTGACCAGCATCGTTTATATAGTATTCAATGCAACATTCAAACCCAGAAAGAGTATGAATGGGTTTCCATATGTCATCATTTATAAAATCCATACCATAAGATATTAGGGTACATGTACATAAGTATAACGTTTAATATTAATATCGATATATGTGACTAAGTCGAGGTCACTTATAAACCTTTTAGCTTACGGAGTTACGATCCAATGTGGATTGATAATGATTTTCCGAAGCTTCTTGGTGCTGAACTTTACCGTCCTCATCCTGCCTACATCATTGAGATGGCAGTTGAGCCAGTAGTTGTACATGACTTTTCCAAGCAACCGGGTCAGACCGTGCAGCTTGATCGTTATCGCTTCTGGGGTAAGCCTGGCACTAAGGAGTCCCGTGAGCGGACCGCCGACCAAACACTTGGATCCGCATCCGCACGCAACATCGTCAAGGACAAGGTGCTCGTTACTCTCCGTGAGTACACAGGCCCCGCCGATTCCCGTGACGCATCTCAGCCTTCCACCTTCAAGGTGGCTCGCGAAACCCTGATCACTGCTCAGCGTCTGCTGCTTGATACAGGAAATTTAAATGTCTTCCACCAATCCATCGGTAGCTTAACGCTGCTTGATGACTATCGCCGCTGGCGTGATCGTGTGTTTGCCAACGAACTTCTGAAAGCAGAAGCAGCTGGTCAAGCAACATCTGATCAAGGTGGATATTACTTGCCTGGTGACAAAGCCAAAGGCGGAGCAGGTGGCACCTTAGGTGTTACTTACGCTGCTGGTGAATCCGGTAAGTTCGATGTCAAGACAGACCTTCTCGAAGTTGTCAAGGACATGCGAAAGCGCAACGTTCCTACCTTCGCTGATGGTTACTACCGTTGCATCGTGGATCCAACCGCAATGATGCATCTGCGTCAGAACTCTGACTTCCGCGAGATTGCTCGCTATCCGGGTACTGGGATGGTTAATCCTATGAACCCTGCAGAAGCCCCTAACGCCAACTTCTTCCAAGGAATGGGCCCTGCTTACGGTCAAGCTGGCTTTGTTGCTGGTCAACCCGTCATGCCTACTGGCTTCCTCTTTGAGGGTGTCCGTTGGTTCGAGTCCACCAACCTGCCTGAAACTTCCTACAACTTGGTCATTGCCGATCAAGCTGCTGGTGCTGCTGATTACGGTGCAGCTCAGTTAGTGTTCTTCGGCCCACAAGCTGTCGGTGTTGGTATTGGTGGTAACAACGCTCAAATCTTGCTGAATAACAACGACGACTTCAGTCGTTTCATCATTATGATTTGGAGCTTGTTCGCCGGTTTTGAAACCCTTAATAGGGATTTCATCACGGTTGGTTACTCCTTCGTATATTGAGGTAACTAATCATGAGTACTATTTTTCCCGGTAATTACGTAGCCCACCTGAACGCATATCGCGAACAGGGTGTTGAGGCTCTTCCTGGTATTGAGTTCTATCGCATCGTTGGTGCTTTAGTTCTTAATCCAGATACTGACAGTAATCTGTCAGGTGGTTCTTTATCCGCCGCCACTTACAATCTGAAGGTGCTGTCTCCTGACATGCGCCAAGATGACAAGCCACGGCTGGATAAAGCGTTTGAGATCCCTGCAAATTCTGTTGTATATCGCACATCTATTTCAGCACCTGGTGTTAAAGCCAATGCTGCTGCAGATACGATCAAAATTAAAGCTCTTGGTGCAAACGCTCCTGGTAATACCGGTAGTGAAATCACCCTGACTGCAGGTTCAGATAAGTTCTATCCTGCTAATGGTGCAACATCACCAATGCTCAGTCTGCTGAATGGTACTCCCATCAGTACTTCTGCAGCTACTGCTGTTCAAGTGATTACTTCTGCAGCTAATATTGCAGAACAGAATCCTTCTGTTGGTGCCGATCGTTTATCACCTTCTGCCATCTTGGTTGAAGTTTGTTACTACCGCCCCGCAGCTGCTCCAGACATTGAGGACGCACACGTCCCCTTTGCTACAGAAGCTGGTTCAGGTACCTGATAATCAAATATCAGTAACTAAAGCGTCTCTAACGGGACGCTTTTTTTGTGCCTATAATAAAAGAAGTGTACCCTAAAAATATGGCTGATCACAAATTATACCAAGACTCTAAAACAGGTAAACTCGTAGAATTCGTCAGTAAGCATGATAAAGAATTTGCAATGGTAAAAGACGCTGCTGGTCAAGTTACCTTTATGACATTAGAGCAGCTCGTACCTTATGACAAAGATAAAGGGCGAATGGCAAAGATTATTGCGCCTGAACTAGAAGTGGCAGAAGAAGAGATCCCAATTGCTGTTGTTCCTATTGAAGATACAAGGCTTAATCTCAATGCAGCACCTGCTGAACAGATTGCCAAACGACTACCTGGAGTAGGATTTGCAACAGCTAAAAAGATAGTTGAATTACGAATGTCATTAAGTGGTGAGCGCTTTGCTAATCTCAAGCAACTAGAAAATATCCCACGGGTTAACTGGGATCAATTGATTGAAGAAGACTTAATCTTTATTAGTTAAACTAGGAAGAGTAACGATAATAAATTGCAATGGCTCCAAGTATTGAAGATATTCTTTTAGCTAGAGCGCAGCAAAAAGAAGAAGAACGTTTGTCTCCAGAAGCTGCTGCAATTATTGGAGCCGGGTTAGGTAGTTCGTTAGGAGTAACAGGAATACATACAGGTGGCAAATTAATAAACAAAATTAAAGATGGACTTGCAGCAGGACAAGGCTTAACGCGTACTGGACTTGCAGCAGTAACTCGTTCTCCAGGGCAGATATTGCGTAATGCAGTAAGACCGGGTCCACGTTTTGCGGGAGGCTTAGTAGGTGCAATCCTTGGTGGAGCGTTAGGTGCAGGCACAAGAGAGCTAATGATTCAGGAATCACCTGAAGCGCAATATCTAGCCAAGATTCAAATGGGTCAAGAATTAAGTAACTCAGAAGCTATGGAATTAGAAAGACTTTTAACTACTGCATACAACAACACCATAGGTTAAAAGAATGGAACTTGATGAAAATCTGAAATCAAAAGTACGTTATCACTTAGGTTTTAATGCAGGTGCTCAAATCCCTGCTGGTGATCGATCACGAGTGGAAGAGGCAATGGCGTTAGTACCCGATGAGCTTTGGTACAACGAAATTGTTTATCACGTAAAACGATGTGATATTGCATGGAAAGCTAGTGCTGCAATTCCTGATGATTACTTTGAGCCTGGAGGCACCAGGATCCTTAATCCGTCAAGGCAGGAAATGATTAGTGGTGATGTTGAAAGAACAATCAGCACATCTGATCCACTCAAGGGTGATGAGTACTTTAGAGAAATCTATCTTAGAGAATGTGATCGTTTGGCAGAAACACTTTATGTTCCTAATTACAGGCGACCCGAAGTAAGACGCTATTCCTTTGAACGAGCTGGTTCGGAATTTATATTAGCAGTACCTGGTCCAGCAGATACAGCTGTCGGAAGTAGAATATTCCTCAACATGAATTGGCGTTAAGTGTAGAATAGTTGTAGAGAATTTTATAGTTAATTATGAGACCAGTAAGTGGTGGAACTCAAAAACTTACAATGAATAGCCAGGAAGGAGATTATCGGCAACTATTAAAGCAAGCAATTGCTCAAGGTGATGGTAATCCTTCTATCTTTGGCATTCAGGTAATGAATGATGATCCTGCTCAGTATGAAGTAGCTAATAATCCAGCCACTCAAGAAAGAGATCAAGCAGGTTCTATTGAGTTAAACAGCTCTCAGAAAGAAACTCCACAAGAGAATCCAGAAGATATGGAAACTGCTGCGCTAGAAAAGCGGTTGGCTCTGTATCAAGAAGCAGGTAATGCTGCTGCTGGGAACAACAATCGTGCACAAACAATGAGGATGAGCTGATGGCTAAAGGAGATAATCACTCGTTAATGGGACCAAATTTTGAACTAGGGAAAATTGTTAAATCAACAGCTATGATCCCAGGCGCTCCCGGAGGTATGGGAGGAGATTCAAACAACCCTTATCCAGTACAGCAAGCAACGAGTGCACCAGTTGTTCCAACAAGCCTCTACGGAGACTTAAGTTTAAACAATCTAACTCAAGTTGGAACAGGGATTTTAAATCCAAGAAATATTCCCCGTTCACCACTACAGCAAAATCAACCACCAGGTAGAGGTAAAAATGGAGGATACCAATATGGATTACAACCTCAAAATATTAGTGGCGACATTCCAGCGGCAATGGAAAGTGGCCGATTAGCTCAGATGCCTGGATCAAAAGGAATGCCTATAGGACCCATGGGTATGACAGGTGTAGCAACCCCAATGCCAGGAGCATTACCTTCTAATCTTCCTGGTTCAACTGGAGGCCCAATGATGGCTAATTTAAATATTACGCCAGGTCAAACTCCAATTAAAACTGGGCAAAGAGACAATTCTAAAAAAGGTAAGGCATAATGGCTTCAACATCTACAAATAAACAACCTTTATTAGTTGATCAGGTACTACACTATGTAGTTCAACTTGATAGCTCAACTAACAATGGATTAGATATTTCTGGTACAAACACTGCTTTGTTACTAGTGGATGCTGTATCTACCGATGGAGCAATCATTGAAGATATCTACGCTATTGCAAGAAGCACCACAGCTTATAAGGTTAACCTGTACATTAGTTCTGCAAGAGATTACCTACGTCCGTCAGAAGCTAACTATATTGGCACCTTAACATCAGCAACAACTATTGGAAATGTTGTTCGTTATGCTGACATGCCAAAGACACTAACTCCTGTACCGCAGGTAGGAAGTAATGCACAGAATAGTGCTTTGTACCTTCCTAAAGGATACGCACTATGGGCTGCACGTGACTCTAATAGCAACGTCACTGATGGTCCCCTTTTAGGATGCCAGGGAGGCTGGTTCTAATTAAGCCATGCCACGAAAGCAGAACGGTTTTGGGAATCCTAAAGCGCTCAGTTTTAAAGGAAGTGGGAGAGTAGATAAAGGTAAAGGTGTTGGTGCACCAGGAACATATCCGAGTAATCGTCAATATGGATCTTCAGTTCACAGAACAGTTATTGAAAAATATAACTTAGATAGTGATTGGTCTAAATGGCGCAAAGGATATGAGTATTACATTAATGCAGCATGGTCCAAACTGCTGACATACAACAAAAAAGGAAAAACATATTCAGACACAAAAATAAATACCAAACTATATCAAGGGACGGACTATGAAATCGATGTAGAGTTTGAAGGTTATAAATTTGCAACGAAAAAAGCAGATAGCAATAACCATTATGTACTTAAACGTACAACAGTTTCACAACCAGATATTGGTCAGATAACTGCGGTCTACAATAACACTACTCAGTATGTTCAGCAAAGACAAAATAGAGAAATATGGGCAAAGCTATCGGCAGGTACAGCTGCTCGTTTATTACTCCGAATGAATGGAGAACGATTAACAGATGGTGAGACTGAGGCAACTTTAAAAAACGTACTTACTTCTTTAAATCATCCTGCTGTATTTGTTGGGAAGAGTACTAATAAAGCGTCGAGTGTGAGAGTTACATTGCCGAAGTCAAGTTTGACCTATGGTACTGGTGTAACACCACTTACAACGTATCAATCATTAATTGGCAAAATTGTGTATGTTGATAACTTCTATAAGGAAAAAAGTATAAGTTCGATAAGTAGCTTAAATTGGGCAGACAGTGATTATTTTTTTGAGACAGAGGTAAACGATACAACAACATCACAGACAGTTGACATACTAGATCCAGGTACAACAGAACTCACGACGGCTCTTTACGACATAGCAGAGCTACCAAAAATAGTATCATCATCAAATGGAACATGTGTACTTAAAGGTAAATACACTTTTCAAAAAGAAGATTACCAAAGATTTTATGGACGACAATATCTAACGGCAGAGGTGGTACAAGGTGAAGTATCTATTGCGTCATATACAGTAATGCCATTTACAATTCTTGGAGTAGAAGAAACTTCAACAGATATTATATTAATTTCAGTACCTTTCAAATCTGAGTTCAGGGTTACATCATCTATCAGTAATGGGACATTAATATTTTCTGATTGGAGTTTTACTAAAAAGTCAGTTGATTCATATGACGGTAACTATTACCATCCACCCGGTGCCCCAGGAACGGCTGTATGGCAAAGGATTGATACTGATGTGAATCCTTGGATGGATGAAGTATTTACAGCGGGTACAGCATTAGTGCCTGCAACTATTTACGCCTGCAGTTGTCCTAATCATTCACAAGCTATCTTGCGAGCACCACAATCAACACAGGATGAAGGTCTGAGAAAAATAAATAGACAACGACAATACCCATTACCTACCGTAATGGGAAAGGCAGACTATGAAGCTTCAGGTATATTTAGAGTTGCTGGTCTTGTAGAAAGCTGGGAATCTACAGAACATAAAATGAGTTTTAAAATGTGTAAACATACTATTGCTGCTATGTTTGTAGAACGAATAAAAGTAAAAGAACCAAACAAATATCCGACACTAGAAGCAAGAGAAGCATTTGACAAAAAACTTAAATTAGAGATTGAAGATGTTGGTCGTGAATTTAATCTGTCATATAAACGTGGTGGAATTACAGGATTAGAAATTATCTTTGCTTTGGCGCAGGGATTAAATTTGGATGATGTCGAACTTGCCTATGCCTTATTTAATAATAATTTTTAGATGATTTTAACAAGATAGATTACACACCAAAACATTTAAAATATAAGCATAAAACCACTATTTAGCAAAACTATGTTTAATTCGGATGACTTTAAAATGCCACTGGAAAAGGAGTTAAAGCTTAAGATTATAAACACAGAAGTTGATGAATGCAATGACTTAGATGCATTAAAAGATAATCTAAAAAGCTGTGCAAAAAGCCTGCTTCATTACCAACAGTTATTAGCAAAAATATGTCAGAGGCAACTGGAAGAGGAAATCCATCACGCCTTCAAAGATCTTCAATGAATAAGAGTTAGTTACAATAAATAAGTGGTTTATTAACCACGTTAGAGCTTGTTAGCTGGAGGTAAAATTGAAGATTCAACTGAAACGAAGCAATGTCCTTGAAGGTAGTGTTGCAAAGCAACCTTCAACTGACCAAATGGAATATGGCGAAGTTGCAATTAATTACAGTCAGACAGATCCAGCTATATTTTTAAAAAATTCGAATAACGACATTATTAGAATTGCTGGAGCAGGACCTAAGATTGGTGACCTGACTGGTAATGTCACTGGTAATTTAACTGGAAACGTAACTGGAAACGTAACTGGTAATTTAACTGGTAATGTAACAGGTACTTTAACTGGGGATTCAACAGGTGATGTAACTGGTGATTTAACAGGTGATGTAACAGGCAATGTCACAGGTAATGTAACTGGTAATGTAGCTGGTGCATTAACCGGAGATGTAACAGGTAATGTAACTGGTACGTTAACCGGCAATGCAGATACAGCCACAAAATTAGCAACTGCTAGGACAATCGCTATTTCAGGTGATGCTACATACACTTCAGCTGTATTTGATGGTTCAAGTAATGTAACTGGTGCACTTACATTAGCAAACAGTGGTGTGACTGCCAATAATTATGGTAGTAGTACAGCAATCCCAGTTGTAACAGTAGATGCAAAAGGTAGAGTTACAGCAGCAACTACAGCAGCAATTAACACATCGTTCACATTAAGTGATGGCACAAACACTCAAACTATTAACGGTGGTGACACTTTAACAGTAACAGGTGGAGATAACCTTACTTCAGTAGTTGGGGCAACTGATAAAGTAACTTTAAACTTAGATACCACATTAAATGGCTTAACAAGCGTTACTTCAACCAATTTTCTTGGTAATATTACTGGTAATGTAACTGGAAACGTTACTGGTAGTCTTACTGGAAATGTTCTAGGTAATGTAACCGGCGATGTTACTGGAGATGTTACAGGTGATTTAACTGGAAATGTTACTGGAAATGTTCTAGGTAACGTAACCGGCGGTGTTACTGGAGATGTTACAGGTGATTTAACCGGAGACGTTACAGGTGATTTAACTGGAAATGTAACTGGGAATATAACTCTTGACTCAAACCTTGACATGCAGACATATTCTATAGTTACATCAAGTAGCAATAGAGATATAAACCTCGATCCCCACGGATTAGGCGTATTAGTAGTCAAAGGTAATTCAAATCGTGGCTCAGGACAATTAAAGTTAAACTGTGAGAATAATAATCACGGTGTTAAAATTAAAGGACCGGCCCATTCGGCTGGTGCAACATATACACTAACTCTCCCTACTGCTTTACCAACTGCAACAGGTCAAGCACTTGTCAGTGATACAAGCGGAGTTCTGTCATTTAGCGCCATTGAATCTGGCAATTCAGGGTTTCTTGAGACACCAGCAACCCTGACAACAAATACAACCATAAGTGCAAATGTCAATGCAGGTGGAATGGGAACAATGGCTATTGCATCTGGAATTGTTCTTACAGTTCCGTCTACATCAACTTATACAGTAATTAAAGGTTAATTCAATGGCTTACGGAAAGATTAAATCAGATGCAATTATTTATGACAACAGTGGAAGCGATGTTGAGATTGCAATTAGTGCTATTCCTTCAGCTACAGATTTAGCTGGAAAAGCACCACTTGCTAGTCCCGCTCTTACAGGTACTCCCACAGCACCTACTGCTGGTAGTGGGACTAATACAACACAAATTGCTACTACAGCATTTGTAACTACAGATTTAGCTGGAAAAGCACCGCTTAGTAGCCCGGCCCTTACAGGTACTCCTACAGCACCTACTGCTGGTAGTGGGACTAATACAACACAAATTGCTACTACAGCATTTGTCGCAGCTGCTACAAGTGGAGGTGTCTCTCTATCTGCAGCTAACACTTGGACAGCAGGACAACGTGCAGAAATTACAACACTTACAGATGGGTCAACCATTACACCGAATTTAAATGATTCGAATAACTACGTTGTAGTACTCGCTGGCAATAGAACAATTGCAAATCCAACAAACATTACAGCTGGACAATCAGGTTCAATCTTTGTAACACAAGATGGAACAGGAAGTCGTACAGCTGCGTGGGGATCTTATTGGGATTGGGCAGGCGGAGCCGCACCAACACTTTCAACCGGAGCTAGTCAGGTAGATCGTATCGATTACATCGTACGCAGCTCTACATCAATTCACTCAGTCGCAACCCTTAATTACTCATGAGTTTCATAGGAAGCAATATACTCGCTGGTGCCTCTGGACAAGGAGGTGACTACGAGATAGAGCGTAGTCTTAGGTTCAACGCCTCGGATTCAAGTTTTCTTAGTCGAACTCCGAGTTCTGCAGGTAATCGCAAGACGTGGACTTGGTCCGGCTGGATCAAACTTAGTCAGATTGGTGTTTATACGGCAGTGTTTGGGGCATCTTCTGCGTCGCCTTCAACAACATCACAATTTTTCTGGGGTTTTAATGCAGCTGGCTATTTGATTATTCAAAATGCTACTGCTTATTATAGAGTTACAAATCAAGTTTTTCGCGATCATAGTGCGTGGCAACATATAGTAGTAGTGCTAGATACAAGCCAAGGCACAGCTAGTGACAGAATTAAACTTTATGTAAATGGAAGTCAGGTAACCTCATTTAGTACATCTGCCGACCCTTCACAAAACCAAGCCTTAGGAGTCAACCAGGCAGAAACACATAAAATCGGCAACGATCCTGGGGCGAACGCATATTGGTATAACGGCTACCTAGCCGACGTATACTTCATCGATGGTCAAGCATTAGCACCAACAGATTTTGGTGAGACTGATGACAACGGTGTGTGGCAGCCTATTGAATACGCTGGGACATACACAGGTGCAACAACATACCCAAGTCAAACTAGTTCATTGTCTCAAACTGGTTGGGATTCTGCACAGCAAGCCAATATCTGGGATAACGATGAAGGTACTCGTGCTAATGGCTATAACAACAATTCAATCGGAACAGTTACTTTTAGTCCTGCATTAACTGGTGTTTATAAGGTTGAGGTTAAACAACAAAACTACAATCACTTTTTAAACGGAACTCAGGTTACTCCATCAGGTACTAATGGCTCTTATTACATTCTTCATGATGGAGATCCAATCACTTTAGATAGCTGTGGCAATGCTTATTATGGCAACACACAAACGGTGGATATATATGCTATTAAAGTTAATGGGCAACTTGTAGACTCTCAAAGCTGGACATTAGCTAGTCATTCAGTTGCAACTGGAGCAAATAGTTTTTACCTCCCCTTCACTGACAACAGTTCAAACGCTGCGCTTGGATACGATGCTGCTGGTAGCAACAACTGGACTGTTAATAACTTAAGTGCTGGAGGATCCGATTGGGATCAAAGTCAGGCGTGGAGTTCTGGCATGAAAACCACAACTACAGCCAACACGTCTTACTCAACTTCAGGTCGAACTAATACATTTCCCGATTCGCTTGCTGCCACCAATCCCTTTGATGCTGATTTAACTAATTATCTTTATAGCCAAACTGGTGCGGCAGGTACTTGGTTATATGTTGAGCTTGGAACTGCACTAGCAAATGTAACCTCAATTGTTTTCTCTACTGAATATTCATGCCCTGGTGGTGTTATCAAGCTCAATGGCACGAATGTTGCGGTAAATCAATCGAATCTCGGAGGGGGATTTGT